GATCCGTTTTCGCGGTTCTGAAATCCTCATGGAATACCCTCATGATGGTTCTGGCGGTGCGGCTAACAACATCAACTGTCGCTGTCTTGCGTTGTATTTCACAGATGAGGATGCGCTATTTGATAGCTTTGACGGGTTCGAGGAGGTTGAGGAAGTTATACCAGTTATACCTGATCCTGAGCCACAGTTAGAACGGGCGACACCCTTGAGCGGCGACCCATTTGCGGCAGACGCGCCTTTTGTACTTCCGAAGCAACAGGTCGGGACGGTCAATGTGGCTACAGTCGCGGCGGCGAAAAGGTTGGTTAAGGATTATATCACAGAGGATCAATCCAACCCTGTTTATGATAACGTGGGCCGTTGGAAGGGCGATAAGAATAAAGGCAAAGCGTCTATTGGTGGGGCTTCTAAGGAGGCATATCAGAACCTTGCGCAAGCCGTGAAGGAAGTCGAATATGTCGGTAAATATATCGGTGTCGCAAACATGCGAGGCGTTGCCCCAACAACTAAAAAGGGCTTGAATGGCAGCATGGGTGGGGGTGTTCTTTCACTTAGTCGTGATAGTTTGGATTACTACAGCGCGGATCGTAGGGGCGAACGCTTTGAAACCGAGGTCGAAATAAACGAAAAGATTGAGACAGCGCGGGCAGAGTGGATAGGGCTGCGGGATAATATTACAGACGATGATAGTAGAATTGCCGCGATAGAAGCGCAAAGAAAATACTTTAATCTAGTCGATAGGCGTTCCCTGATTAGGGATGCAGAAAGCCGTGGCGGTGGTTCATATATTTCTACTTATCAAATCGGCGGTGATCAGAAGGATCGCCCGTGGTCGATTAAGTCATATTTCCCAGACGGGGCAGATAAGACAAGAGCGTTGGTTTATCACGAATTTGGGCATCACGTTCACCAGACATACAAGTTGCGTGAAACTTATCGTCGAGGGCAAACTAATCTTGAGAGTAGATTGTCTAGGTTTTGGAGCGCAACCCCACAAAGCGAATTGGAATATCATGCGCCTTCGACTTATGCCATGTCCAATCAGTATGAGTATTTTGTGGAGAGTTTTGCAATGTACATGTTGGGCCGCAAGGATTTCATGCACCCAAGGATGCGAGAATTGATAGAGGAACTTTTAAATGACCGTGGCACGTAAAAGAATTTTTGAACTTCTACAGAAAGAAACAAAATTCACCGAGGATGAGTTTTTTGAAATCCATAACTTGATGGGTGATCTGGTTGATAAGGATGAAAACACGGTTCTTGCGGCCCGCGCTGCGTTAGCGCAGTTGTGGGTTGATGGCATGTTGCCCTATCAACCATGATCTAGCCTTTGACCGAATATGGTGTTATGTGTTAGGTTAGGGACAAAATAAGCCGTAGAGGTCTATATATGCCATTGCCAAAGCCTAGTTTGGGTGAAAGCGCAGATGAATTTGTTGCTCGCTGTGTAAGTGACGACAAGGTAACAAGTGAATTTCCAGGCCGTGATCAGAGGGTCGCAGTCTGCATTAGCCAATTCGAGGGCGGGAAAATGAGCGAACAACAGATTGACCTTGAGGACTACATCGAGGGACACGAAACAAAGTCTGAAACGCTAGACATTCAGTTTGAATACAAAGCGGATGCGGACGAGCAAGAGGCGAGCGTATTCTCAGGGTACGGCTCAATCTTTGGGAACAAGGATTTGGGGAACGATGTGGTCGTAGAGGGCGCATTCGCTAAGTCTATCGGACGCAAGGGCGCAAAAGCGGTCAAGTTGCTATACCAACACCGCCAAGATGAACCAATCGGCGTTTTTGATGAAATCATAGAGGATCGCCGTGGCCTAAAAGTTAAAGGTCGTTTGGCAATGGGTACGCAGCGCGGGCGCGAAGTGTACGAACTAATGAAAATGGGTGCGCTTGATGGTCTATCAATCGGCTATCGCGTTGACCCTAAAGGGGTTGAATACGATGAGAAAGGCAAACGTCGCTATCTCAAGAGTGTTGACCTTATGGAGATTTCCGCAGTCACTTTCCCAATGAACCCACGCGCACGGGTTCAAGCGGTTAAGGGCGCGGAACGCACCGTTCGTGAGTGGGAAGAACTACTGCGGGATGCAGGAAGCCTATCACGGAACGAGGCAAAGGCTGCGGCTTCGGCTGTCGCCAAGGTGCTAGAGCAGCGGGACGCTGTGAAAGAGGAAACGCCTGAAGTCCTTGATGCGCTATCGCGCTTCACAAACATCCTGAAAACTTAATCTACGGAGTGATCAAAATGGACGATCAAGTCAAAACAGCCGTGGACGCAATGGCATCTGCGTTTGAAGAATTCAAAAGCGTAAACGATGCGCGTCTAGCGGAAATCGAAAAAAAGGGTTCTGCGGACCCTGTAACAGAAGAAAAATTGGCTAAAATCGAAGCGGACCTTGACCGTTTTGAGACAGTAAACCAGAAATTGGTTTCTGCGGAAGCCAAGTCAGAGCAAATGTCAGAAGCACTTGCAAACATCGAAACAATGTTGAAACGCCCAACTGCACAAGTTAAGCACGACGATGTTGATTTCGCTGTAAAGGCTTGGGACAAGTGGTTGCGTAAAGGCGATCAGGGCTTGGACGAAATGGAAACAAAGGCTCTTACAGTTGGCACAGCGGCAACTGCGGGGAACTTGGCACCTGCGGAATACGTCAATGAAATCATTAAGATCATTGAGGAATTCTCACCAGTTCGTTCAGTAGCGCGTGTTCGTCAAACAACGAACAAAGAGATCGAAGTTCCACAGAAAACTGCAAACTTTGCTGCGGCATGGACTGCGGAAGGTGGATCACGTACGGAAACAACTGGTTATACAACTTCGTTGAACACTATCCCAACACACGAACTATATGCCCTAGTGGACATTAGCTCTCAGTTGCTAGAGGATAGCGCGTTCGACATGGAAGCGGAAATGAACCTAGAGTTCGCAGAGCAGTTCGCAAAAGCGGAAGGCAATGCTTTCATCAGTGGTAACGGCACAAACAAGCCAACAGGTATCACAAACGGTTCAACAGTTGGTTCAACTGCGGCGGCTGCGGCTGCGACAATCGCAACTGACGACTTGATCAACCTAATGCATGACATCAAGACACCTTACATGTCTGGCGCAACATTCATGTTCAACCGTCAAACATTGGGTGAAATCCGCAAGTTGAAAGACACAGCGGGCCAGTACATTTTCCAAACTGGTTTCTCAGGTCAAGCGGGTGTTCCAAACTCAATCTTGGGTTCACCATATGTTGAAGCACCAGACGTTGCAGACATCGCAGCGGATGCAAAATCAGTGATCTACGGCGATTTCCGTCGCGGTTACATGATTGTGGACCGTGTAGCACTATCAGTTCTACGCGACCCATACTCACAAGCATCTAGCGGCAATGTTCGCTACATCGCCCGCCGCCGTGTGGGTGGTGAGGTTGTACTTGCTGAAGCGATGCGTGTTCTTACACACCCATCTGCATAATACTCACGGAACGGGGGCTGTAGTGGCCCCCTAACCACACAGGGGAACCCACATGAAAGTGATGATGACAAAGACTGCAAAGGGCATTAACCGCGCAGATGGCGCGTCTACGATGACCTACGTGGCGGGGCAGCAGTACGAAGGCGAAGCAGATTGGGAAGTTCGTGTTCTCAGCGGTTTTGTTCGTATGGGCGTTGCTAATGAGATCGGCGGCAACGCGGGTCCAACTGAGACAAAAAAGAAAGCGGCCCCTAAAAAGAAAAAGGCGGCCCCAAAGAAATAAACACACGGAGCTAGGCCATGAGTGGTTTGATTGAAGTAACAGGCCCGACGATTGAGCCTATTTCCCGTATCGAAGCGCGGGAACATCTGCGCCTAGATGATGATGTAGATGATAGACAAATTCGCGCCTACATCACAGCGGCCCGCACATGGGCAGAGAATTACACGGGTAGAGCGTTCATCAACCGCACAATGCGCCAGATGCTAGACAGCTCCCCCGCAACGGCTAACAACAACTTTGATGGGTATAGACAGGGACACCAGAACATTCTGGTTGGCGGTCAATCATATATAGAGATCGCCATGTCCCCAGTCGTAAGTGTATCCTCTGTGAAATACTACAATGACGCGGGTACGGAAAGCACTTGGGCAAGTTCCAATTACTATGTTGATACTGCGCGTGATGTTGGGCGTATCGTTCTTTTGGATAGTGGG